CCCGTAGGTATGGTCATAGAATCCGTCCGGAGCTTTCCCGTTCCATTTGATAACGGAAAGGTCATTCCCCACGGCGGTCTGCCCGCTGTTGGTGGCTCCGTAAAAAGGGATCACATAATCCGGAATATTATTCTGGGTGATGGTTTTACTGTGGCTGCCGACCGTCGTTCCCAGAGTTGAAAAAACAGGATCGTTGGGATCAAGCCCGAAAATGGTCTTTCCTTTAAAATCCGTGCAGGGTTTCCAACCCGCCGGAATCTCAGAAAGGGGCTTGCGCCAGAACCATGCAATCCCCCCGTTCATAATGGGAGCGGTCTTGAGCTCTACTTTGTCAAGCCTTGTTTTAATATCGTTCAGGTCGGCTTGAGTCGCGGCAGCATTGATTTTTTCCATCATGACCTTTAACGTCTCCAGTCTTGTAAAGTCGCTCCAGTTCCACATATTGCCGGGAGCGGACAGCCCGAATTTTACCGTTTTCTTTTCGATCAGTATTTTATCGGTCTGATCCTGGAACGTTTTGGTGATCTGCGCCGTATGGATGTACACCGAAGCGGTGACCAGTCCGCCCTCAAAATAGAGGATATCCCCGTTGATCACCACAATACCGGGGCTTACGCTCTGCCCGGTGGGCGTACAGCCCGAGAGAATCGTTAAATGTCCCGCTACATCCCCCAGAACATTGAAGATGGTATATGCTTCCTGAAGCACGTCCATTAAATCGTTGGTGAGGGGAACACCGCCGGTCTGAAGAAATTGGATATTAATTCTCATTATGGTATGATTTCTATGCTGTAGCGTTTGCTTATTAATTTGTAAAAGTCAATTTCTGCCCTGAGCTGATGCATATTGATCGGTGTACCCGGAATCCTGACGATAAAATCGTACTCTGAATACAATTCCGCTTCCGTTCGCAGGTACAGAGGATTTTCATCCCCGTAAAGCCACCGGGTTTTGGAAAAATAGAGATCGTCCTCGGCTTCCGTATATAAATAAACCCCTTCGTACTGTACGGCATTTACAATCCGGATCCTTCTTTCCAATGGATCAAAAGCATCATTAAGCCTTCTTTCCATGGAGAATTTTTGGTAATTGAAATTCATTTTAATTAAATTCTGTTTTCTTCTTTTCAGAAACTCAATGTATAATGCTTCAAGAGGGAAAATCAGGCACCACAAAAAATGAAGGGTTACCGGTTTTCTCCTGAAAGTAGGCAGCCACCATAAGGCTAACTGCTTATAACTGATGTTAAACAATTCATCTTTCATTACTCAGCAGGCTGATAATTAATGTATTCTATTCCGCTCCAGTCTTCAATTTTAAACCGCCCTGATTTGGGGATTCTGCTGATCTCAACAGGCTGGAATAATCCATATCCGGTTCCCGGTTCGATCCATTGGCTCGAGACCTCTAATTTTTGCAGGTCTCTTACGCCGTTCACCTCCTGAATAACATTTTCCAGGGCTTCGACAGAAAGCTCACCGTTAAATGGCAGGTTTTTTAAAAAATTCTCAATGGCAATTTTAACTGGATACTCCGCCGTCAGAATGCTCATGCCGTCCGGATGCAGGAGTAAGGGATCGAAACATATCCTGTATTTTAATAAAAGAATATCCGGCAGAAAGTTCACGACTACAATATTGTCCCCGGTCGCCTGTATTCTTTCGATATACGATTTAAAAGCAAGGGCTTTTTCATCTGAAATCACCTCGTCCATATTTTCGCCGGCAATTTTCATGGATACTTTTTTTACCCCGTTTCCGCTGATATTGGCAGTAACCGAAGCATATTTTATAATTTTTGAATCTTCGATCTCCTGCTGCGTCGCGGTAATGACATTTCCGTTTCCGTCTTCATAGGTTGGGAGAAACTCTCCGGTGTAGGAAAGCGGATCCAGTTCAAACCCATACTGGAACCGGAGCGCCTGCTCGCGGTACCATTTTTCATTGGGAACTTTCTGGGAAGCGATTTTATCGTCAATTTCTTTCATGTGCAATCTGAGGGCTTCCTGAAAATTAAAAATCATAAAAGCCACCGTTTCCAGCATATTGCGCCAGACCGCTGTTTTAGAATTGGCGGTCAGCCCCTGTAAAAAAGGATTTGCCTCTTTTAGCGAAAGGATAAGTCCGATGAGTTCCTGAAGTGTACTGTTCATATTAGCTTACTTTAAAACCGTTTGCAATCTGCATATAGCCAACCCCTTTTAATGTTGGTATTTCGCTGTCCTGTTCAGTTGCCCAGCCCGTTGCAGGCTGTATGTTCTTGGCATCGTAATAATTCAGGACGTCCGTATTTTTAAATACATCTTCAGGAATTTCAACGGGTAATCCTGCAGATAATACGTCCGAAACCGATAAGCCATTAGCCACGGCGATGGCAAAGCAGTTTTCCACGGTTCCTGTGTATTGAATTGCAATGTCCAGAATAGTCTGATGAGTTAAAACAATTGTTTTCATTATGTTACTTTTCCCTGCGTTAAAGAACTTCCGGCACCGCCGCAAATTCCGGTCACGGTTCCGCTTTTTACATATTCCTCGATGGCATCCGCCAGTTCCTGAGCCGCGGTTTCTACATTACCTGTCGTTGATGGCTTATGTAACATCGTAATAAGCCTTTGGATGAGCTGGGCTTTATTAAGGGGCATCTCTTTGGGCGTTTACGGTGAAATTTACGGCATCTTCAATTTTAAAATCAATGCGGGTAAAGCCGTCATATTTTAGCTGTTCATTGACCTCACGGGTAATCCCCTGGCGGGTGTTCCTTGCCTTGAGCATTCTGGGCAGTTCTGCGCCCAGAAGCGGGGTATTTTTAAATTCCCCTTTAAAGGCAATGAGTAGGCTTTCTATTTCCTGTTGTCCGGATTCTCCAATATGAAAATCACCGTTTACAATGGAAATATCGTTGTCGTCATTCAGTAGGATATCATTCATAATTTTTAGGTTAAAATTTTGTTTAATGCCTGTTTATTGGTGTTGACAATTTCATTTTTAATCTGCATGATTGCAGGAACGTCAGGGGTTACCCCGATAGAAACCACCACTTTTGCCAGCTCATCACAGAGTTTCCCGAACCCGTCCTGAAACCCGTTAAGAACTTCCTTTAAATTTTCACCGTCCCGGTTGAACTGAAAACCGGAACCATCGAAAGTGAATTCTGATTTGTCGTTCCTGAAGTAAATCTTTTCAACTTCACTTACGGCTAAAATGGTGGCGCTTCCATCACCTGTTAATCCTACAACAACGATGCTTCCTTCTTTAGGATAAACAGTTAATTGATTTTCCTTATTTTCAACAATAGAGTTTATAGAACAGTTCCATATTTCTTTACCGGAATTTTCTAAAACAATATGACAAATATTTTCTTTTACACCTATTACTTTTGCATTTGCCACCTCTACCGGAAACCTGTTAAGTAATTGTTTTAAACTCTCCATCCCTGTACGTTTTTCCTATGTCAATAATTCTTCTGTAACCGCCGGTTGCGCTCATCGTGATCTCCACTTCATCCACGAAATTTTTGGTGTTCCTTTCTTCATATTTTTTATCCCGTACCTGTACCATCTGTCCGTGTTCCACCCGCGACCAGCCGAATGAGGTGATGCTACCTTTGTAGCCTCCTCTTGTCTTTTTGTTTTTCAATCGGGATTCTGCATTTTTTTTCAAAGTTTCCTTATCTAATCCGGCACTGAAATCCCAATGCTCAATATCACCACCTTCTTCTCCAAGTTCTATTCTTTCATAAGTTCCATTACTTTGCTTACTTTTCGCATAAATTTTCACCTTTGCTTCATCCGGGAAAATATATTGCAGGTTGTGATCAATAATATTCTCGCCGTATTCAAACACCGGCTGAGCCTTTGAAACTTTTTCGTCAGAATAGATTTTTCCGCAAACTAAACGTCCGTCTCTGAAAAAGGTATAAATACCTGCTTTTTCCTGAAGCTCATTAAAAACCTTGACGGCGGTGGTCTGTTTCATCGAAAAATCTCCGTAGACTTCATCGATACAATCCAGTTCATACCCCGGAGCGACCGCCTGAATAATCTGCTGTACCGTGGCGTTTTCAATGGACACGCTTGTTTCTTTTCTTTTAAGCTGCCACATTTCATCCTCGCAAATCAGTTCATAGGGTATATTAATCCTTGGCGACCGTGCCACATAGCCTTTAAACTCTGTAAACAGCTGCCGGTTGTACCCCAGTCTGATTTCTACCTTATCTCCGACTTTGATAAAATTGCCGAGATGCTCGACCGGTTTTAAAATGCCGTTACCGTCGTAATAATAAATGGCTTTCGGAAGCCTGATTGTTGCGGTATCGGTAAAGGTTCGCCAGCTTTTTTTTATAGTAATTTCCGTGGCTGCCGTGAACTTTAATGTTCCAATCACTATTTCAATACAGGGTACCATTACGGGGAGATGATAAAAGGGATTTTACTTTTTGCCTCCAATTCAAAAGCCTGAATATGCGAGTAGCCGATCGACGGGGTCAAGGTCAGCCTGTGAATGCTCATATAATGAATACCGAGCATCGTTAACAAAGTTCCTTCACATTCAAGTAATGAGGTTTTAAGCTCACAAACCCGTTGTAATTCCTTCACCTGCTGTTCCGGGTAATCGGTACTGTCATAATTTATAATAAGCCCTCTGATGGTCAACTGCCAGTCATCCAGAGCGATGAGCTCCTCTACATTTCCGTCACGCCCGAAAATATCGGTTTCCACAATCTTTTTAGGTCTTATGGGTTCAATCGTCGTTTCCAGAGGAAAAGAATATCCGCCAAACCGTTCACCGGTTCCTTCAATATAGGAAGGCTTCAGGTCTATAAAATCCCAGACCGGTGTTCCCATGACGGAAACTTTGGCAGGTTCATTATGGGTGGGCAGTACCTGTATATCATCAAAACCGTTAAATAGTGCATCTGCCACGGTCTGAGTGGCAAATCCAAGCGTAAACGGAAAGTGCTGTTTGATCAGTTCTTTAACATTAATATTATAACTCGACATTTTCTCCTTCTTTTGCGTTAGCTCTTTTGTTCTCAAAAAACAGTACCCATTTCAGTTGTTCCCATTTATTCCAGAAGGTCTGGTCGTCCAGCTCCTCCGGGAAAGGAATTTTAAAATGATAGCTTATAAGGGCACTTACTTTTCGGATGAAGTCAAATCCGGCTTCCTTATTGATCGGAAGCCCTAAACTTCCCCCAGTTCCGCTTCTAAAAACTTAATGATTCCTGATGCCTGTATTGCCGCCGTATCGGCAATGTCACCACTCATTTTTAGCCTTTCGTCACCACCAAGCCAGCAGTTATCCCGGATAAATTCCCCACATTCCAGTATTTTATTCTGCGAATACATGGACAGGGCAGTGGCTTTGATTTCCCTTCCGGGTGGTTTCAGATAACCGACAATAGGGTTTCCGTCTTTATCTTTCACCGTCAGCTTGTGGAGCTTATCCGTTTTAAACTTTTTCTTCCACTCTGCGATCTGTTCGGCGGTGATATGACCTTCCTGTGTTTCGTTTTTCATTTCTTTAAGTCTTATTTTTTCAGTTAATTGATTGTTGGTGTCTTTTGATGTAAAGGGGATGCCCATTTCCCGGCATTTGTCCCTTAATTCCTGCCGGTTCATCAGGCTGCAAAGTCTATATCGTGAATGTATAGCGGGCTTTCCACGACCAGCGCATCATTGCTTCCCGCTTCCGCCGACCTTCCGTTCTCTTTGAACTTACAGCCGTACAGGACATGACAGACCTGTAACCCGGCATCATCCACATAGGAAACCGTGATCGGGAAAGGCGGGATGTCCTGCAGGGTTTTTCCTTTGGGCAGTTTTGCCTGAATCGCGTCTACCGTTTCACTCAAAAGCCCGATGCTTCCTTCGCAGATTTCATCGCCCTGTGTATATCCTACCGATTTGGTGGTTCCCACGACCTTTACCGGATCAATGGCATCGGTTCTTTTGTATTCTATTTTGGTAACGCCCATGAAGGTCGCCCCCAAAGCGGTAATACGGACATTTCCGTAATTCCTGTATTTTCCGTTGATTCTTGTCTGAGTCACCATTTTTATTGAGTATTTAAAGGGTTTCTGAAACCTACTTTCAGGGTAATCCTTCTTCCGATAGCCACCGGAATAAAAGTCAGCAGCACGATAAATTCACTTGTAGCCAGTACATTTTGCTCCGGGTTGATGTAGGCATCCACACCGCCGCTGATATCTCCGGCTGCCACCATCGGATCAAGTGAAACCTTGGTAATGGTTTCTAAGTCCTTCACCGTTTCAGGAGCCATAAACCCGGTGTTTTCATCGACGTATATACGTCCCTTCACTTTCGGGGTTAATGCTGCCTTGGCGAGCTTGATCGCCTTTTTGATCGTCCTGTTGTTTTCCCCATAAGCAAAATCAGAGGTAATTTTAGCGCAGGTATGCGTATCGTTGATATAGATTCCCGCGGTGGAAGAAATCCCGCCCAGGTTAACGATGGGCGCAAAATAGATGTACCCTCTATCATCGAGATTATCCAGATCCGTATCGGAATACTCACTCAGTTTGTTACCGGAACTCAGTCCCGGAATGATAAAGGTTTTCTCATCCACATGGGTTAAGTTAAAATCATTGATCTGTTCCCCCGCGTTCTGTGAAACATCCGCCTTAGAAACCATGGCAGCGTAATCCTCCACCGCGGCATAGCCTTTATAGAGGTCGTCCCGGCTGGAAACCTCGTAATCGGCACCGATCACCACGGAAATGTCCGGGCATTCGCTTAAAAGCGTTCTCAGATTAAGAACTGCCGCCGATGTTCCTGAAAAGCTTCTGCCTTCAATATAGATTTCACAGTAGCGGTCTTTTGTCCATTCGGCATCCGCCAGAGCCTGCGCTTTATAGATGGCATCGATACTGTCCTTATCAAGTCCCGTTTCGATAATCGGCGAATGATTTTTATCCGGGTTTAAGGAAACACAAGCCTGAACGACTTCTCCGGCTTTATCACGGAGTAATCTGGCTAAATATTGATTGTCTTTATCCACCATCTGCGTCAGGGTTACGCCCTGAGCCACGGGCATAAAATACACCGTTATGGATGGGTTGTGAACAAAAAAACGTCTCAGCCTTTCATACACCAGTACCTTATTGGTCTGGTCATATTCATCACTAAGCCCCAAAGCTTCGACCTCCTGAATATTTTTCAGGGTGTAAATATTTCCCAGTACCATTTCGGAAGTGGCAACGGCATTCATCACGCTGCCGGTTATCATGTCGGCGGAGGGATTCCTTCTCCCAAGCCCGCTGTTAAGCTTTTGTACGATCAGTCTGGGGCGCATCTTTCCTGTTTTTTGGGATTGTTGTTTTATTCAAAGTTTCCATCTGTTTATTGGCGGCTTCCAGTTGTTGTTTCAGATTTTCGTTTTCCGCTGCAACATTTGAAAGTTCCTCCAGTCCGACGTTTGCCTCGGTCAGCAGGCGGTCTTTTTCAGCATATTTTTCACGAAGGGAGATAACAGCCGTAACGGTTTCGTCCGTGTCAGCATTTGCCGGTTCGTAGTCCCGGTCAAGATCACAAACCGCCGCCACATCTTCGATAATTCCTTCTAAGACTTTTCGTGCCAGTTCAGAATTATGAAGAGCCGCCTGCAGATCCGAATCGTCCTCGTCCTCAAACCCTTCACGAAAAAAGACTTCCGGCTCACTTTCAAACCCTCTTAATTCATGGTAATCCTTAGCCGCCTTTTCTTCAAAAAAACACTGTCCGTTTTCTGAAATAAAAATTTTATTAGCCTTCGGGTATTTTTCAAAAAGCGCATTGGCTTTTTCCTGAAATTTCTTTTTATCAGACATGAAGTGAATTTTTAATGGTAATAATGATAACAGACCCTACAAGGAGAAGAAAAATCCCGCCTGCCAGCATCAATATTTTATGATACCATGCAAAGGGCTTTATGATCTCAACCGGTTGGACACGTTCTTTTAACCGTGATTCGTAATAAGCCGTAAGCTGTGCTTTGAGCTGTTCTGCTTCTTTGCGGCATTCAACCGTTAGCTTTCCGCTTTCGTCCAGGATAACGTCAGGCTTTTGTAACGCCTTACTGTGGTCGTGGTTGTTAGCTCTTTTTTCTCTGTTCTCCGGCTTCGGCTCCCTTAGAACCGGCTTGCCGTTAATGCATTCGATCCACGCATGGTAATACGTAGAATCTGCCTGAACCTCCAGCACCGTATCCCGGATGACCTGTTTTACAACCAAAGTGTCGGTGACTGTTTCCGGCGGCAGAGGTTTCCTGCTTCCACAGGAAACCAACAGCGCCAGACAAAATAAAATAGATATAGCGTTAAAAAAAGATTTCATTTTAGTAGTTTAAATAACCTTTAATCGTCGTTCGCAGGCGTTTTTTCCTGCATACTTTAATCCCCTCACGGCTACCGGCGTCATTGGTATTTCCTTCTATGGTATAAATAAATTCTTTGTCGAAATTTTCAACGAGACCGGTATGCCCTTGCCCTTTGCCAAAATCCATAATAAACACGGATCCGATGGCGGGATTGGAGGATTTTATTTTTTGAGCGGCTTGATTCCAGGCGGCTAAGACGCCGCCTGTTTTGATTGCCGTATTATTAACATTCATTGTTTCGGAAGCCTGTCGGAAACACCAATACACAAAAGCCATACACCACGGGGTGGCAAATCCGATCCCCACACTGGAGAGGTAGCTTTTAACCGGTTCTCCCCAGTTGGATCCGGGCGGGTTTTCCTGTTTCCCGATCTGTGAAGCCGCAACTTCCAGGGCTTTAATAGATAATTTCATCGTGAACGTTTCTTAACCGTTATCAGAAATGATGGCTCCAAAACCGTACTCCTGCTTTTTGTCACAAAGCCCGTATCCCTGTAATCTGAATTCAGACTCCGGATCTGCATTGGTGGTATCCTGATATTCCGGTTTGTAAAGGATTTTGAGCTTCTCCAAATGCCAAACCGTATTGGGGGAATAGAAAAAGGTAGAGGCATACTGATCGCCATCTTCTTTAATGGATCCCCTTGCCTTCAGTTCCCCTGTCGGCGAATACAATGGAGCCGCATTATTTTCCCACATCCTTATTTTATAGAACCTCTTGAACTCCCCGGTGTCTTTGTCAAATTCCAGATTATCCCTGTGGTTAGCAGTTCCCGCTTTATCGATTTTAAGGTCTGAGCGGTGTTCCGGGTTCAGGATCATATTCCAGAAATTGGGTGATTCCGAGGTATCGTCATCAATAAGGTTCAGCACTTCAATTTCATTGTAAAAATTGATCAGATCCTGAAACGTCAGCCTTTTTCTTCCGTTGAATACGGCTCCTGTGGTTCTTAATACCGGCATGGCTCCTGAAACATGATGAGCCGGAGCCAGTTTGTTTAAAACATAATCACGCACTCCAATACGGAACCCCTGTGAGTGTTTAACGCGGACTTCCGATCTCTTGTCAAATGCCAATGCCCTGATCTCGGCATCGTTGACTTTTGTCGGGTCGGTATCGAGTTTATCCCAGGGAATGATGCTGTTTTTACCGCTCATGGACTTTGCCGTAAACGGAGCTGTATTGTTGACATAAAAACCCACATTATTGATGAGTTTATTCTGGCGAAGCCCGTCCGCCGTTTTCGCTCCCTCCGGTGCCGGCTCCAATGCCGCCAAAAATTTGTCATTATAGTTTCTGAACTCTTTCAGTAATTGTGGGGCTACAAATTTGTTCAGGTATAGCCCGTCTATTAATTCTGCCATTTTTTAGTCTTCAAATTCGGCGTTAAACAGTTTTTCAAATTCTTCTCCGGCTTCTTCATTAAGCCTTTCCAGACCTTTCGGGTCTTTTTCCTGCCAGTCGGAGAACGTCCATTTTTCACGTCCGTTGAACAGTTCGTGTCTGTCTCCGTCCACCACTGATTTTTGTCTTTCTAACCCCGCATTGGGATCCGGTTTGCCGGACATTCTTTCGAGTGATTTTGCTACGAGGGCATAATTTTGGGTGGCATCCTTGATCCATTCGTCCTTTTCGGCACCCGTGATCTTACCGGATTTTAAGGCTGCGGAAATCAAAACTTCCGCCTGTGTTTCCTTAAATTCCTTTAGTTCATTTTCGAGCGTATCGGTTCTTTTTGCCTTGCCGAACAGTTCTTCCAGATGCTGCTCAAATTCTTTATCCGAAGATGAAGCGGTTAATTTTCCCGCCAATCCTGCCGCAGCTAAAGCGGCGAAAATTGCTTCCTTTTTCATTTCAGTATGTTGATTAATATTATTGTCCTCAGGGGGTTCAGGATACAGGTTAAAGCATTCGAAGGCTTCTTCCGGAGTTTTGTTTGTGATATTTTCGGCTTCCTGCCCAGTTTTTCTTTTTTTGGTAGGCTTAATCACCCGGTCACAAATTCCCAGTTCTAAGCACTTATCGGAACTCAGCCAGTGATCCTGCCCGGAATCGAACCAGTTTTTAATGGTCTTTTCATCTGCTTTTGTTCTTTCACCAAAGATTTTCCCGAGCCTTTCCTCGCAGTTTTCAATCTGCTGAATCCCGTTTTTAAAATCATTTTTATTTCCGAAACATCCTGCGGTTACCGCGTGCATCATAAAGAATGCGTTATCGTTCATCTCGATTTCGTCACCGGCAAGGGCAATCACCCCGCCCATGGATGCCGCCATCCCTTCCACAATGACTTTGGTATGTCCTTCTGAATTCAGGATCAGGTCATAAATGGCGAGCCCCTCATACACAGAACCACCCCCGCAGTGCATTCTTATGGTTAAATCACTATTGTTTTGTAGTGCATCCCTGAAAACCTGTTGGAACCTTTTATAGTCGAACTCATCATATTTTCCAATGTACCCGTACATCCTGATTTCGGCACTGCCGGAAACCTGATTTTTAAGTTCATAATGAAAGGGCTTTTTAGACATTTCTTTGATTTTGATAAGGCAAAGATTGGCTGAAAAACACCCCGAAAAAAGCTGACGGTTAGCGGCTGAATATTTTCATGCAGTGGTTATATATTTTCATACAGCCACTAACAGCCGGCTTCGGTAAAGCCCTTATATAAAGCAATTTTGCTTCATATATATAAGGAATGAAACCGGAAATTGAGGTTGCATCCGACCGAATTAAAAATTAAATACCTACGGATGAATGAAAAGAAAAAGCTGACGAATGACGAGAAATATGCTATAGCTCAGGACTTGTTTCTGGAGACTGACAAGACGCAGAAAGAAATCGCAGAAATCATTCACGTCACAGAAAAAACGCTGGGAAAATGGAAAACCGAGGGCGAATGGGATTTGCTTAAAAGCGCATCAACGGTTACCGCCCGAAAGATCATCGAAAACCTGTATAAAAAGGCGCATGCCCTGAGTGAAGATCCCAAAAGCAAACCCAATGATATTATTCAGATCGCCAACAGCATTGAAAAGCTGTCGAATAAAAAGGTAACCATCAGCCAGATCATTAATGTATTTAAGGATTTCACGACATACGCCTTTACTCAAAACGCAGAACTGGCAAAGGAAATTAACCTTTTGCAAAAAAAATACGTGGACTATAAAATCGGGGAAAAGTAATGTCGGCACTCACCATCACGAAAAGGGATTATAACGAATGGCTGGAGTTCTGTTCACAGGTTCAGAACAGTGCCGCCGTTGCCTTCAATGATACGGAGGAAAAGCAAAAATTACGAATTAAAAGGGCATTAACCGATTATAATTTTTTTGTTAAAACCTATTTTGAATTATACGCAGATGCTGATTGTGCGGATTTTCATATTGACTTTGCCAACGCCTGCCTTGCGGATCCGAACTTTTTTGGAGTTGCCGAATGGGCGCGGGAACACGCCAAGTCCGTTCACCTGACGATTATTATACCCATGTGGCTTATCGCTCATAAGCAATTAACAGGAATGCTTTTGATGGGGAAAAATGAGGACGATGCGTGTAACCTGTTATCCGATCTTCAGGCACAGCTGCAATACAATAAACTCTTTGCCCACGATTTTGGGGAGCAGTATAATTTCGGGTCATGGGAGGACGGGGATTTTACCACAAAAGAAGGAATCCGTTTTCTGGCTTTTGGTCGTGACCAGTCCCCGCGCGGGGCAAGGGAAAACGAAAAACGTCCCAATTACGGTGTGGTGGATGACGTGGACGATGACGACATTGTCCACAATCCCAAAAGGGTGGATAAAGTGGTGAAAAAGATTTTAGGAGCCATGTATTTTGCCCTCAGCATCAAAGGGGCGCGTTTCGCGATGGGTGGGAACCGTATTCATCATAATTCTATCCTTGCCAATATCGTGGGAGATACCAAACCCGGAGCGAAAAAAAGAGAGGGCATTTACCATTCCAAAGTAAAAGCCATCGAAAACGGAAAACCTGCCTGGTGGCAGCGGTATTCATTACAGGAACTCCTGAGGAAAATTGCCAAGGCGGGAACTGTTCTTGCCAAGCAGGAATTCTTTCACGAAACGGATATTGAAGGGAAAATCTTTAAAAACAAATATTTCCGTTTTGCCAAACTTCCGCACCTCTCCAAAATGGATATCATCATCGGGTATTTTGATCCGAGTTTTGAAAACAGCCAGACCTCGGATTTTAAAGCCGTATCGGTTTGGGGACAGGATAAGTTCAAACGCTACTGCATTAAAAGGTTCACGCGCCGCTGTGAACTGGAGGACGTTTTCGAATGGATGATCAAAGTTGAGAAAAACCTGCCCCCCGGGGTGGGGATCATCTGGTATATGGAAAAACAATTTTACACCCGACCGGTAAAGAAAGCCCTCCGACGCGCCTGCAAAAAATACAAATACCCGCTTAGTGTCCTGACCGACGAAAGACAGAAACCCAATAAATACACCCGTATGGTAAGAATGGAGCCTGAATACTCCTCCGGAAACGTGGTCTACAATGTAGAGGAAGAAAACGATCCGGATATGGTGGAAGGGAATTTACAGGTCAGGGGAATAGAACCGGGATATAATACCGCGGACGACGCTCCGGATGCCGACGAAGGTGCGTGGTTTTTCCTCGACCAGTTTGTGGTCTCGGATTCGGAAGACTGGGACAAAGATTCCTTCGGCACGGGAAAACATGAAAGAAACCCTGATAACATCTATTAAAAATACGACCATGCCCTTTTTAACAGAAACCGACTACGAAGTACAGATCCGGAATTGGATCAGACAAATTATTATCCAAAGGAAAGAAGATGTTCAGCATCGAGCCGAGCTTGCCGCTCAGGCGGAAATGGAAAGCTACCTGAGACAGCGTTATAATGTAGCGGCGATTTTTTCCGTTGCCGGAGCCGACAGGGACGCGCTTATTATTATGTATATGGTGGATATTGCCATTTACCACCTCCATGCCAATGCCGCCGCGGATGTCATTCCTGAACTGAGGATCATCCGTTACAACGCTGCCAAAGACTGGCTCAAAGCCGTAGCCAAAGGGGATATCTCTCCGGATTTGCCGGAGAAACCCGACGAAGGAGAAAGTGGCGGGGAAACCGGAAGTCAGGTGATCGAATTCGGAAGCAACCCGAAATATTCAGAGCGCTATTAATTACCCTTTAAATACCTTTTAAATGAAATTTAAAATACAGGCGGTCACCGATTTTTTACACAATGCCTTCGGTGGCAATAAGGATAAAGACTATGAAAGAGCCGTCACCCGGATGGTGGATGCGATCAAACGTCAGCGTACCTTATATAATAAGGAAATCAAAGACTGGAAACTGGCAAAGGCGGCGGCAATAGATCCCATGCTTCCACGCCGTAAAATGCTTATTGACATTATGGAGGAAGTGTTGGACGATCCTTTTATTTACGGGCGCAGCGAAACCCGTAAGCTCAGGGTTTCCAATAAATCGGTTGCCATTGTTGATAAAGACGGGGAAGTTAACGAAGAAAAAACCAGGCTGATCCAAAAACTATGGTTTAAAAACCTGATCAAATATACCCTTGACAGTATTTATTTTTCTTACACGCTCATGTACCCGAAGGAACTGGACGAAAACGGATTGATCAAAAAGCTGTCTTTTGTGTACCGGGATCATATCGTACCGGAAACCACCGAGCTGCTTATTAATCCTTATGATCTGCAGGGCGAAAACTTTACCGAGGGAAACCTTAAAAAATGGACGCTGTGGGTGCATCATGAGCATTCCATCGGACTTTTAAACAAAGCAATCCCGTTATGGATTTTTAAAAAGCATTCATGGCAAAACTGGGATGAGTTCGAGGAGATGTTCGGAATTCCGATGCGTACCGCAAAGGTGGCTTCCACGGATCCACGCGTAAAAAAGGAAGTGGATAAATGGTTAAAGGATTTAGGTTCTGCCGGTTGGGCGCGATTCCCCGAAGGGGTGGAAATCGACATTAAAGAATCCAACAGCCGGGACAGCTTTAACGTATTTAACGAAAAAAGAAAAGCCTGTAACGAGGAGCTTGCCAATCTTTTTGACGGGAATTCCGAAACGGCAAAAGATACCGGAAGCCGGGCGAAAACGGGGGAAATCATTAACGGGACTCAAAAGCTCATCACCATGGACGACGAAACCTTTGTGATGTTTTTTATCAATGACGATGTCCTGCCGTGGCTCCGCGGGCTGGGTTATCCGTTTGACGAAAACGACACCTGTATTTGGAATGACAACGAAAAATTAACGCCGAAGGAAAGACTGGAAATTTTCAAGGGAGTTAAAGATTTGGGGTACAAAATCAAAAAGGAACAGATCGAAACCGAACTGGATGTGGAAATTGTCGGAGAAGTTTCCGATGGCACCCAAAGCGGTGAGCTTTCGCCACCAGTCCCTAAGAATCACTATGTAAATTTTAATGCGCCTCACAGCACTATTTCAGGTTGTGAGGCGGAGTCAGAGACCCCTTTTAATAGGGATATAACACCTGCAGAAGAAAAATTTTTGCGGCAGCTGTATGAAAACCCCGGAACCGTCAATTGGAGCTACAACGAATTTAAGGCATCGCATGCCCCTCTGTTAGAGGCGATAAAACAGGGATTCGGAAAAATGAACTTTGATTTTGACAGTACCGACCACCGCCGGATGAGGGCTTGGATGAATAACATCCACCGGTTCGGAGCAGACAAAACACAGGCGGAAGTCTACGAACTTAATGAGATGTTAAAGGATCCGGAAGTAAAAAGTTTTAACGATTTCAGAAATAAGGCAAAATCAGTATTTCCGAACTATAAGGAATTGTATCTGAAAACGGAATGGGATCATGCCAACGCCACCTCCAATATGGCGGCTCGGTATCTGGAAATGATGGACGATGTAGAAATTGCGCCTTACTGGAGATTGAACGCCATTATCGATGACGGAACGACGGTGATTTGTCGAAGTCTGGACGGGAAAGTCTTTGACAAAAGGGATCAGGATTCATGGAAATTCCTGCCCCCGCTCCATTGGAAATGCCGCACCGACGCTGAGGACGTTTTCGATGATTACGACGGGGAAATTACAAGTTTTGACGGTGCGATACAAATTGATCCTGACGGCTGGGAACGGATGCAGAAACAGGGCTTTGATGTCAACTGGGGAGATAGTGATCAGGTCTTTACCCGCGCCCAAAGCTATTTAAAAAAGCTGCCGAAAGATGCCACGCCTATTGATGTGGACGATTTGGGCATTAAGGATTACGGGCTTTCAGAATGGGCAAAGGTCAGAAAAAATACCTACCCCGAAAAAGCGGTCACCATAAAAAGCCATATCGACAAAACAGGAATGGCAAGGGTCATCACAGCGGAGAACCTCCCTCTATGGATTGATGCCACGACCGTGCAGTCCGATGATATGCTTTTTACGCAGATCCGCGAAACGCTCATCAGTCCCGACGAAGTCTACTGGAGTGATTCGACAGCAGTTCCGCAGACGGTTTTCTTACGCTTTTATACGGACGGAGCCCTGAAAGTAACCACGGAGTCTGTCCGGGTTACGGCGTATGAGTGGATCAGTGATCCCGATACTGTCCGCAGAGGGCTGCTGGTAGGACAAAAATAAAACCTCCGCATGGGAGGTTTATACTCTTAATGAGTTGAAGAAATGAATGAATGAGATAATAAGCGAAGGATTATAATTTCACTTGTTATAAATCATCGATAAAAATAAGAAAATAATCCGGAATACCACCGGCACAACGAACATTTTTATTACCTGTTATGAACGGTTTACAATATGCACTGGATCTGATCGACCGCTCGTTTTCCAACGGGATCAGCCGCGCACGAAATGAAACAAGGGGGCTTGACAATGCCGTCAATACTGCCAACAGCGGGATCGGGAGGTTAAGAAATACCGGGCAAAGCACTTTTAGCAGTCTCGCGCAGTATGCAAAGAGTGCCGGGATTGCCATTCTTGCCGCCCTGTCAGTGGGTGCGGTAATCAACTTCGGAAAAGAGATCACCGGGATTACTTCCAAATTCGAGGGGATGGAAAATGCCATTGTCTTTGCCTCCGGTCAGCAGGGGGCAAAAAACATGGCGTTTCTTGATACGGCAATAAAAGACCTTAACCTTAATATGGAATCTTCTTACAAGGGATTTCAGACTTTAACAGGATCCCTCAAAGGGACTGCCCTCGAAGGACAGGCGACACGGGATATTTTCGAAGCGGTCGGAATTGCCGCTTCGGTGATGAACCTGTCGGCGGAGCAGAGCGAAGGGGCATTTTTAGCACTTTCGCAAATGGCTTCCAAAGGGAAAGTTTCTGCCGAGGAACTCAGGGGACAGTTGGGGGAAAGGATTCCGGGCGCGTTGGGGATTGCTGCCCGTGCTATGGGAATGACGCAGGCACAGTTTAATCAAATGTTAGACAGTGGTAAAATTATGGCGGAAGATTTTCTGCCCAAATTTTCAAAAGAATTAAAAAACACTTTTGAGGGGGGCTTGCCTGCCGCCATGAACTCGATGCAATCCGCGATCAACAGGCAGGAAAATGCTTTAACACAGTTTAAGCTTAAAACCGGAGAAACATTCCGTCCGCTGATCATAGGAATATTGGATGCCGGAAATTACCTTTTCGGGTTTCTCTCGGAGATGATGAACTACACCGAGCCGGTTAAAAATGCCCTTTCAGGGGTGGCGGAAGCTTTTCAGCCCGTGATTGACGCGATCCGGAATAGTGGCTTTCCAAAGCTTTCGGGGGAAACCAACTTTGCGAAATTGGCAATGGAAGGCATCGCCGGGGTAATCAGGTTTTTAACACCGCTTCTGGAATTGCTTTTTAAAATTATCGGCGGGGTTGAAACTGCATTTAATTATGTCCGAAAAGCTTTAATGGAAAACATTACGGCAATGTATGAGTCAGGAAATGCGGCGCAGCTTCTTTCCAACGTCATAGGAGTGCTGACGCGGGTTTGGGAGCTTATTGCTCCGGCAGTTCAGTATGCCGGTGAAATACTGGGGGGAGCTATTGGGGTCATACTAAAAGCTGTTGATGCTATTTTCGGAATTATCAACGCCTTATATGCATGGGAGAAAAAAATTACCGTCATTCAAAGAGTATTAAACGCATTTACCGGAAACGTACATTCTGTTTTTAAAAGCATTAGAGATATTGCGGTTAATATTTTAGGAGGCGTAGGCGATTTACTGGTGGGCATTTTTACCCTTGATACCGATAAAATAAAATCGGCACTTTCCAAAGGCTTTAATGTTATAAAAGAAACCGGGATTTTAATTCCTAATGCGATGAAAGGAGCTTATGAAGGATGGAATAAAGAACTGGAAAAACCGGTTAAAAAAGCCGTTAAGATCACGACTCAAAACAAAATAACTGCAGCTGCCGGTATTCCGCCGCCTTCCGGCTTGGTGCCACCGGATGGAAAACCTGCCGCAGCTTTGGATCCGCAAAACGGAGGATCCGCGAAAGGTAAAAAGGATAAAGCCAAAAATTCCCTGTCCGGTACCGGAACCGGCGGGGACGGAAAAAAAATGATTTTCAATATTCAGTCCTTTGTTAAGGAATTGACCATTAAGACCACCAACATCAAAGAAAACCCGCAGGAGATCAGAAAAATTCTGGAACAGATATTTAATGAAATGATCGCCGATATAGAAATCAGAGCCAATGCGTAGAGAGAATAATACTCAGGAGTTTGACAGGCTCCGGGCAAAATACAGGAATTTTAAAAGAACCATTCCGCAGAAAGCCGCCATTACCATGGTGAATTTCTTTAAACGAAATTTTAACGTTGGCGGCTTTGTGGATGTTCCTTTCCAGAGATGGAAAAAAAGCAGCTATCCCGGAGCGAGAACCACAATGGTACGTTCCGGGAATACGCGAAGGGAAATTAAAAAAATACAGGTATCTGAATCGCGCGTGGTCGTGGGAATAGGGAACCATAACCATTATGCCAAAATCCATAATGAAGGGGGAAAAATTCTGATCACTCCAAAGATGCGCAGGTTCTTTTGGGCAAAATATAAGGAATCAGGAAAAGAATACTGGAAATGGCTCGCCCTCACCACAAAAACACACATTGATATCCCGCAGAGAAAATTTATTGGCGATTCAAAAGCACTCGAAAAAACACTGGATCGGATGATACTGTCAGAACTTAAAAAAATAATCTCATGAGTATAAAAGGAATTGTATTTAAAGAAATATCCGACCATCTGGAAGCTCAGGTGGAGGAATTGATCTATATTGATAAAGACCGCGGGCAGATTGAAAGAGAAAATATTGTCATGGTTCCCAAACCCGCTGTTTTAATCGCGTTTATGCGTTTCGAGTGGTCAGACATGGGAAATGGAATTAAAGAGGGAAAAGGCATTGTCCGTGTGCGTGTAATTTGTGAGAATTATGCTGAAAGTTATACGGGGAGTATAGATCAGGAACTGGCATTGGCTTTTTTTGATCTTAACGAAAAAGTGGATGCCGCTCTGGAGGGTTTGAGCGGCACAAAATTCAGTGAATTAAAGAAGGTAGCTGACGAGGACGACCTGGATCATAATAATGTTATTGTAACGGTTTACGAATATGAAGCAACGATTACCGACGATACGAAGGCACACAGCTCCAAAATGATTAAAGTGGATGCCGAGCCGATTGTGAAATATATTGCAAAAGAAAACCTGCCGGAAAAGCAGGTTAATATTCAGTCTGATTTTATTGTTAAAATGTAACTATTTATAATAATCTTTTGCCGTGGTAACGACTATTTTTGACTGTCCGTTGGTTCCTACTGAGAGGGCAGCAACATCGGACAAAAAACGAGTCGTCACTGTTTCTCCCGGTTTGGTATCCTTAAAGTTGATGGCACGGCTCCAAAAGTTTACATAAAATTTAATGATATATTCAGTGTCACCCCAGATTTCAAGTTTGGTTATGATGGGCTGACTGTATCCTTTTACCTTTTTACCAGTCCAATTTATATAAGCCACTCTGGGCTTTTGGTTTCCCGATGTAACCTGTTCTATATATTTCCATTTTTGATTTAAAACATCAAATTTTGTTTTAAAAGTTTCATCATCTACCATTCCAATCTTATGAAGTAACTCTGATACGGCGGGAAAATTATTACCTGCTTCAATATTAGTTAATAATGTTTCGTATTCATTCCCTGCAGCTGCGTAAATATTGTCATCGGTTAAAGAAGTCTGAGAATAAAAAATATTTGGAAATAGTAAAAGGATTATTAGTTTTTTCATCATTACAGGTTTTTATAATGTCCGGTTTTTCTGATAATAAGCCAGATGGTATCTCGTTCCAGTGATCCTATATACTCCTCTTCAAGTAATCCCAGCGCATAATCACTGTCGTAATGTTTCGTATCGGTATAATAAGCGAAGCGTCTGCGAATACGGTCGTTTCGCTTGATTATTTTGTCCTGTTTTGTAAGTTTTACTTCTGCCATAATTACAAATGTAAAAAGTATTCTCTTTCTATGCAAGCCGGCTTTTTTTCCGGTCAGGTGATCTTAAGTTCAAAATTACCGTAAAAATACGGTGATTCTGTTTTAAGAAATATTACTTACATTTGAAGCATAATTTTAACGAAACAAGCGTAAGTTTCTATCATTAAGGTAACAGAAAACTCGGAATCTTCTATACAACCTGAAAATGATAGGCTTACGCCCGTGCATCTATATGGCGCGGGTTGTAAGTCATATCTGGTTGTAGGGCATCCGAGTGCCTCTGTTACTGATTGGCTTCAACTCTGCGCCTTTCTTTATTATTACACCTGAAGATTTTTTGCAGTTGAAATGCATTTCAATAAAATACGACACGTTCTGCCGTTCTGTGAATATATCTTTGTCACCAAGAAAAAAATAACATTTAAAACAAGCAAAATGGAAATAAACAACCGTTCAGGATAAAATAATTCTGATAAATCCAAACCCAAAATATGGGGTTTTTACGGATTGCAAGTAACAAACAAATAAAAATATATTAGCAACTTAAAATTTGATATTCACAATGAAAAAAGATTATTCAGGCGCACTTCTCTTGTGCGTACTCCTGGGAGGTTTTTCTTCTGCCCAGGAAGTGGTCTGGCAGAGAGATATCCCATCTTCCACGCAGGAGTTTCTCTCGCAAATTACCCCGACCATCGACCAACAGTATTTAATTACAGGCAGCAGCATCCATTCCGACAACAGTCAACCATCATTTGGCAGCCAAAAGCAGAACAACGGTTACGATCTTCGTCTGATGAAATTGAATCAGCAGGGAGAGACTGTCTGGGAAAAATATTTCTCGGGCAACAATCACGATTTTGCAGCTTCCACGGTCAGCACTCAGGATGGAGGATTTGCAGTACTTGCTACGTCCAGTTCTTCAAAAGGGTTGGATAAAAAGGAGGATTCCAAAGGCGGCAGCGATTTTTGGCTGATCCGCATCAACGAGTTCGGTGATGAATTATGGCAGAAAACCATAGGCAGTGCTGCGGATGAAGAAGCTAAGGCGGTGATTCAGACCACGGATATGGGGTTCTTTGTCGCTGGCAATGTGCAGAACTCACCGAAAGGCTACGGTTCGAAAGATGTTCTGGTTGTACGGCTGGATAAAAACGGGAAGGAACTATCCCGATTGGTATTAGGAGGTAAAGGATTGGATGAAGTGGAAAAAATGATTCCCACCAAAGATGGAGGAGCCTTGTTAGGGATCTATTCGAGAAGCAATCTGGGTGATTCAAAAAAGACCGAAAATTATGGCGAAGGGGACTATTATATCATCAAATTGGATAAAAATAATAAGGTTCTTTGGGAAAAGACTTTCGGAGGAAAAGGCGACGATCATGTAAGAACACTGGCTTTAACATCGACAGGATATTTAATCGGCGGGGAGTCCGGATCGGAAAGATCAGGAAATAAATCAGTAGGTATCGAAGACGGAACCGATTTATGGTTGGTTGCTATTGATTTAAACGGAAATGAGCAGTGGCAGAAATCTTACAGCTTTAAAAACAGGGATGTTCTGATGGGAATGAGTGTCATTGCCGGGAAGCAGGAAGACGGAGGCGTGAAGTCTAAAGGCATCCTGCTGGGCGGTTACACACAGGCGGAAGGCAGGATTGAAAATGATGATGAGACTTTCTGGATGCTGTATCTGGACCAGAACGGAAATGAGCAGTGGAGAAAGCACGTGAAGGGAGAATCCCGAAAAAAAGAGGAACGGTTATCTGATATTAAGCTGAACCGTGACGGATCGATTGTACTCGCAGGAACCAGCGCAGAGGAACTGGGAAAAGAAAACTGGAAGATTGTGAAGCTGGGTGATAAACAGGTTGACCAGCTGATCGAAAAGCAGGATATCAAAATCTACCCGAACCCGGCAACGGATTATGTGTATGTGGAGCTTGGATTTGAGAGCTTGAGAGAAGGAGCGTTTGAAGCTGAGATCGCGGTATATGATATGGGCGGAAGAAAACTTGAAACGGTAAAAACGAAAAATAAAGTCACCAAAATCAATACGCAGCCGCTGATTCAGGGGGCGTATCTGGTGGTGGTGAAAACCAGTGATAAAACGGCGAATGCTAAAATGATTAAAAAATAATACAAATGAAAAGAATAAAAGTTAGTATCGCGCTATTAGCGATTATTAATAGCCATTTTATTTATGGGCAGTATACTGCAACACCTCAAAGAAACACAAATATTTTGCCTCCCGTTTCTGCGAATGCATATCAGCTGAGTAAAGTTGCTGATATTCCTATGGATTTATACAGAGGTAAAGCAAATGTCTCTTTGCCTATTTATTCAATAGGACTTGGCAGTGTCAACATTCCTATAAATATTTCCTATAATACAGGGGGAATAAAACTCAACGAACAAGCAGGAACAACTGGGCTTGGATGGAGTCTGAATATTCCGGGGAACATATTTAAAAGTGTGAAAGGTCTGGAAGATGATAATTTTCCGGTATACTTTAAAAATTTTAGTGAATTACAAAATATAAGCACATTAAACATTAGTAATT